GATAATAAGATTGTCATAGATTCCGATGGAATTGAGGGTTTCTACGACAATAATAGTCGTTTCTTATTAGGTTCGTCTTCTTCTACGCTTAATTATCTTTCCAATAAGATTGTACTGGATTCCAGTGGCACCGATCTTTTCTACAACAATGTATCGCGCGTTTCTTTGAAGAATACGAGTTCCACTTTAAATTACAATAGGAACAATATCATTTTGACATCCTCCGGCATCGAGGGTCAATATAACAATAGGATTCGTTTCTCTCTATATTTCGCGAGTTCCACGTTAAATTACAATGACCACAAGTTCATGGCAGACGAATATGGAACTGAAATCTTATACAATAATATATCGCGTTTCGCTGCGTCTTCCTCTTCTACAATATTAAATTACGGAAACAATAGGATAAGGGCGGACGTGAGTGGCGTCGAGTTATTCTATAACAGTCTATCTCGTCTTTCCATCGAGTCTTCATCGTCCGTATTTAATTACAACACCAACAAGATAGTTGCCAATTCCAGTGGCATTGAATTATTTTACGATAACGATGTACAAATATCCTTGAATGAAGATACGAGTGTTTTCAAGTACTACGATAACGGCTTATTGGTGAGTGAGAACAGTATTTTTATGGTAATGGATAACGTCGATGCGCTTTTCATTAATTCCGATAGGAATATTGGGATAGGGACGACCAATCCTGAATACAAACTGGACGTGAATGGCAGTTTGCGTTGTACGTCATTCACCGTGTCAAATGAATCGGGAGCTCTCGGCGATAGTTTTTCGGTGGAGGACGACGGAACGGTTGTAATCCCTTCGTTAAAGTCATCGACGATTTATACAGGTTTTATAAGAAGTTCCGGAGGAAATCCCGCCATAATCATAAGCGACGGTTTAACGGAAAATGATTTCGCCAGGGTTAATATCGGATTATTAAACACCGCGAACACCGAAACCGGAACGATAAGTAGCAAGAACGGAACCCTTGCACTGACATTTGATTCCAATGGCAATATTACCGTAAATAATCAATTTAAAGTTAGTGCTATAAAGGGATTGTCCGGCATTGCCGAGATCGTCATGAACTCCGATAACGTTGAAATTGATGTATTAAAATGTCCTATCATAAAGTCTTCCTCCGGAATAGATTCCATAAATATATCTTCCGGCGGCGAAGTCGATATCGAAAATCTGACGACTTCCACGGTAAAATCATCGGACGGAAGTGTCGCCATGTCGCTGGGAAATAACGGGCTGGTCACCGTCAATAATCTGTCCACTTCCCTCGTAAAATCATCGGACGGTACCACGGCCATGACTCTTGGAGATGAAGGGCTGGTCACCATCAACAACCTGTCCACATCCCTCGTAAAATCATCGGACGGTACCACGGCCATGACTCTTGGAGATGAAGGGTTGGTCACCATCAATAACATGTCAACTTCCCTCGTAAAATCATCGGACGGGACCATCGCCTTTGCGGTGGGAGATGAAGGTCTCGTCGCCATACAGAATCTGACAACTTCCACGGTAAAATCACCGGACGAAACCGTCGCCATGACTTTTTTAGATGAAGGGGTCGTTGAAATAACTAATATAAACACTTCATTAATAAATGCCGTAGACGGTATCACGGCCATAACTGTTGGCTATTTTGGAATCACTACCATAGAGAACCTAGTATGCAACCTGGTAAGACTTAACCTAGTTATTATAGGAACATCTAGCAATGCCATGCATTTTAAAGATACGGGTCGCGTGGGTGTAGACGCCCCTGATCCCAGGGGTCTTTTTGACGTGAATGGTGATTTGTACGCAAATGAAATATTTACCGACGAAATTTCTGTGGAGGGAAATGGAAAATTCGACACGGTAATTGCTTCGACGTTGACCGACGTGAATGAAGTCGGTTCCATGAGATTTCTGCCCACCGGAGAAATCATTATGAACTCTTCATCACCATCTCAGACTACTTCCTCCGACGTTGAAGTAATTGGGACTTTTAAGGCCGGTACAGGAACTATAGCTTCGGGAACCTTCACGTCGTTATCGACTTCTTCTGCCACCATTGCCAACCTGAGTTCGGGTCGTATATCGAGTGTCGATAATATATTATTTTTGGCCGGAAGCAGCGTTGGAATTTTCGCGGGATCGGACGGATCATTTTACGCTAACGGATTTATCAAACTGTCGGATTATCGTTTAAAGGAAGATGTAATGGATTTGGACGAAACTGAATGCCTTCGTGTCATCAGGGGCATGAAGCCCAGGACATACTACATGAAGGATGATGAAAGCAAAAGGAAAAATTGGGGTCTCATCGCACAGGAATTGGAGGAGTACATTCCCGAAGCCGTAAAAAGGACAAAGGGTAAAATTAAGACGGTTAGGTCTCTTGCCATAAGGAGGCAAACCGCTTCTTTCCTCTACGTCGAGAAGGGACACGACATCGACATCGAGGTTGGCGACACGGCAGTGACACAGTTTGGCAATTTGGTAGTTCACGACGTGGACGATTCCGACGGCATATATATATTTGATCGCAAGGGAATACCATGCGAGGACGACACTCTCGAACTCGAGTACGTGGAGAAGAACAACATTTGTTCTATCGATTTTCAGTACGCGACGATCGCCATGTTGGGTGCCCTAAAAAATCTAATTAAGCGTGTGGAGGCACTGGAAAAATAAAGAGAACATTAATTAAGACATGAAGGACGATTACGAGTTGGTCATCGATAGTTCCACCAGAAAGAATCGATCGACCGTAGATTCCAACGCCTTCACCACGTATCTAAGTAATCCCTTATACAACGCCGATTCTATATCGCTGGTATCGTGTTCCATACCTTACATCAATGGATCCAACCCAATCGTCGGCATAGACGTGCACGCCTACTACCTGGTGGTGGAGATTCCCGGGTACGGTCTCCTAACCAACGACATCTACTCGGTCCAGAATAGTTTCAAAAAAAGTGGGAACCTAAGTTTCGCCTACACGGGTTCCTTCATCGTACCACAGCTGGACGGATCGACCACCACCAATTACATTCTCAGTGGCAATGATCAGAACCTTACCATAAACAAGTTCATTCCCGTTATAGAATCTATAACCCTAAAAATGTACTACTACGACACGGTATCTGAAAATTACGAACTTTATCCCTTCGACACGACGCCCGGTGCCGTGGAGGAGTACGTCATAAAATTCAAGATTCACGCGACCAGGGACAAGAGGGAGCGCGAGGATGCTCGAAGGAAAACAGAAATCGCCCCTCCACCCGAGGATCCCCTTCCTAGGATAGAGGCCCTGATGGAGAAATACATGGCCAATAAGCCATCGGTTGACGCGAGCACGAAGACTCAGCGCCGATGGATTGTTGGTATAGCTATACTATTTATGATTCTTGGATTTTTGCGTTTCACTGCTTCCCAAACACAAGGGTGATCATCGCGTTGACGAAAAGGGCCGAGGCGGCCACCCACGCCAGGATTTCACACTGTCCCTTGGAGTAGCAGTCGACGGCGTACACGCTGATAACTGCCGAAAGCAATACAATAAAAATGCCCATGATCGCGGTGAGATTAACCCTCTTCGCGCTCATGACTGCTGAAATGAAGAAGAGCATACCCGCCCCCAGCGCGACCTTGGCCTGGACGGAGAGATTATCGTAGATGTTCTGAATTCGCGCCATTTCCCTTTTTATAATTTAATTATATTTTTTTTATGAACTGAAGGCCGGAGGCTTTGTGCTGGCGGTGGACGAAAGGACCACGTATCTGAACACCGGATTGTCGGGGCTATCGGGGAAGATATCATTGGTGTTATACGCAATACCCGTTAAAGTCGCAGTCATAGTACCGAACACGTAGGTATCAAAATTGTTGTATGTGGGAAGATCTTTGTCGAATATGACCCACTCATTAGTATACTCAGAAGGGATCATGCACCTACTAGAGCCTCGTGCTTGCAGGGGTATGCCGGTAAGTACATCTTCATTTCCAACATAGTTAAAACCCGAAAGCCTCACCGACCTTTTAGCTTCCGTATATCCATCTGGCTGGTACCACAGTTCCCCATCATACCACATGAATACCTTGGTATTCTGTTCTGTCGTGGGATCGGTATCTGCGGGGTCAAGTGCAGTCGACGAGAGCCAGAAGGGTGCAAAGTAAGTCAAGCTCAATAGTGCCTCGAGCTGAGCCACAGACGGTCCTCCGTGATACCTTCTCTGATCGCTGTTATAAGAGGCATAGCTCGTTCCGTAGATTCGGAACCATTTATCGACCCTATCGGAAAACGCCACGATATCTCCCGTCTCCTTCAAGAAATACGCGGCCCTCGTTCCACCTGAAGTCAGCTTGTAATGCGTGCCCGACGTACTCTGTTCAGCTAGGCTAGGGTAGATGGTCAGGACGGAATCCTCGTAGGGCTCTCCTACCTGGGTATTTGCCGAAACGATAGACTGTTCGGCGATGGTGGACGCGTCCGCGCGATCGAAGATAAGATTGAGGAGAATCTTCACGTGGGTGTCGCCGGCGGGGCTGACGGAGGTGGTAATGGTCGTTGAATCCCTCATTACCATGGTCAAGGCGGTCTTAATGACGAATTGCAGATTCACGTCAATGGGCGCGGAAGTCGCGGGGTTGACCAGGTTGTCCATGTAGGCAAGCTTGAACATGGCATCGCCGGGGGTGGTGGAGATCTCCCAGGGGCGCTTGTCGCTGGTATTGTCGGTACCCACGGCGGCCAGGGTCTGGTTGGGGATTGGAGGCGCCTTATCGAACAGCGCCAGAAGGATCTCGTGACCCAGGGGACGGCTGGACGGCAGTTGCGTATCGAAGACCTTGTCGAGGAGGTCCTGCATGGTCATTCCGTAGCCGGTCGAGACCTCATTGGAGTGCAAAAGGCCATTGACCGACTTGGTGCTTCCGCCCGACGTCTCCGCGCCCTTAATGGCCGGTTGGAGGGTATTGATGTAGTCATCGTTCTCGATGAGCACCCTCAGGATATTCTCGTCGTCGCCAGTCCCGGGCATCTGTGCCGAAAGTGCTCGCGAGATCGCGCCCGCGAAGAGGTTGAGCTTATTGTAGCCCGACGACCCAAACAGGTCGGTTGAGACCTCGGCAACGGAGTTGAAGGTGACCTTGGTGCTTCCGTAGACGGTCGGCACCCCTGCATTATCCACGAGGAGGGGTGTGTTGCTGGTCAGGGCGGCCGACGCATAGCTCCCCTCCAGGAAGGTTCCCAATTCGGTCTTATCGGCAGCGCTCAGCACGCTGTCGTACACGAGAATCTCGGCGACGACGACATCCGAAGCAATTTCCTGGTAGATCCTCTCCGAATTCTTGCGGTAGTTGAAGGCCAGCGAGGCGGGCTTGAAGGTTCCCGTAGCCGTACCAGTTCCAGTGACCTCGTCGATGGCGCCGGAGCTGCTGAACGCGTAGCTCTGGTCGGACGACACGATGCAAACCTGCACGCTGTCATTGCTTCCGTGGTCGGTGTTCTCGTCGTCGGTGACAAATTGGTAGTTGTAGTACTTATAGCGCAGTCCCTCGTAACCGATGAAGAATTCCTTGGATCCGTAGGACTCCTTGAGGGCCATCCCCATGTGCTGATCGGTGGTGGACATGTACTTGAACACGACGGCGATGGTCCAGTTGGTGGTCAGGGTGGGCTCGAATAACATATCGGCGCTCTTGGCGATCTGAACGCCCGTGGCGCCATTGGGGAGGTTGGTGACGAAGCAGTTGCTTCCCGCCCCGTGGGCCGTCCCCACGGTGTCCAACCACGTCTGATTGACCTGATCGAAGGAATCGGGTGTGTACCTATGACTCGGCGACACGTTGGAGACGTTGAGACCGGCCGAGGCGCTCCCGAAGGTGATCGAGTCCGCACCGGTGTCCAGGTTGGTAACGTACTTGCCCTTGAGCTGAGCAGGCATCCTCCCCAGAACCTCGTTGGTGTAGTTAATATCGAACGAGCGGATGCTGGTGGTGGCGCCAGGGGTGCCCTGTACGTCATCGTGCTGATAGGTCTTAACGGACTCGGTGTGGGTATTTCCGCTGGCGAGCGTGTCCACGAGGTCGTCGGCGGTCGAACCGGTCGCGTAGCGGATGTACACCGAGTTCAGTGCCTTGATCAGGTCATTTCGCTTGGCGTGAACGTCCACAATGTACTCGATATTTGCGAGGTCGGCATCGAAGTTACCGAGATCCGCGCCGCGCTGGTCGACATTCTGGGGCGTTATATCTATGGTTCCAGAATAGAAATTGAGTTGTTCTGACATTTGTTATTAATTATCATTATAAAAATATCATTAACGAAAGGAACACTTCCTAAAATGATATATTATTCATTTACTGGTTGACGGTGGCATCATCCGAGCGATCGAAGATGAGGTTGACCAGGATCTTGACGTGGGTATCGCCGGAGGGGCTGACGGTGGTGGTCAGGGTGGTGGCATCGCGCATGACCATGGTCAGGGCGGTCTTCACCACGAACTGGAGGTTCACATCAATGGGCGCGGCAGTCGCGGGGTTGACAAGGTTGTCCATGTAGGCAAGCTTGAACATGGCATCCCCGGGGGTGGTGGAGATCTCCCACGGGCGCTTGTCGGTGGTGTTGTCCGTACCCACGGCGGCCAGGGTGACATTGGGCTGCGGGGGAGCCTTGTCGAACAGCGCCAAGAGGATCTCGTGACCCAGGGGACGGCTGGACGGAAGCTGAGAGTCGAAGACCTTGTCGAGGAGGTCCTGCATGGACATCCCGTAGCCGGTGGACACCTCGTTGGAGTGGAGGAGGCCATTGACCGACTTGGTGGTGCCACCCGAGGTGACCGCACCCTGAACGGCGGCGCCGAGGATGTTGAAGTAGTCGTCGTTCTCGATGAGCACCCGGAGGATGTTCTCGTCATCGCCTGTCCCGGGCATCTGCGCGGACACGGCGCGGGCAATCGCACCGGCGAACAGGTTGAGGTTGTCGTACCCGGTCGCGCCCACGAGATCGCCGGCGGCCTCGGCAACCGAGTTGAAGGTCACGCTGAGGTCGCTGGTCACGTTGGCGGTACCGTCGTTGACCACGGAGAAGTCCAGGTGGCTGTTATCCTTGATCAGGATGGAATCCGCGCCGGTGTCCAGGTTGGTCACGTACTTGCCCTTGAGCTGGGCAGGCATGCGGCCCACGACCTCGTTGGTGAAGTTGATGTCGAACGAGCGGATGCTGGTGGTGGCGCCCGGGGTGCCCTTGACGTCATCGTGCTGGTAGGTCTTCACCGACTCGGTGTGGGTGTTCCCGCTGGCGAGGGTGTCCACCAGGTCGTCGGCCGTTGAGCCAGTCGCATAACGGATGTACACCGAGTTCAAGGCGGTGATCAGGTCATTGCGCTTGGCGTGCACATCCACGATGTACTCAATGGACGCGAGGTCGGCGTCGAAGTTGCCGAGGTCCGCGCCGCGCTGGTCGACATTACGGGGAGTGATATCAATAGTACCGGAATAGAAGTTAAGAATTTCTGACATAGCTGGTACAATCTAACTAGAAAAAAAATAGACTAGGGAGGGCAGAAATGTTCCGATGAAGTTGTCGAAGAAGTATCGGATTGTGAAGTTCCTGAGGTAAGATAATCCAACTTGTGCGAAAGAATTGTAGGAGGTATGACCTCGAATAGGGGTTTTCCAGTTTCGATGGCGATCTTAATGTACTGTTCCATCTCCGGAACGACCCTAGATTCTGCCAGTTCCAAAGTAATTTCTGCATAGGACGCCCCTCCTCTGAGATTCTGCTTGACCTGTTCTATCTCCATCTGGTGGACGCGGTTTATTTCCACCAGCGTGTCCCTATGTGAAATTTTCTGCTGAATTCGGACAGCCTCCGACGCCCTGAACAATTTATCGAATAGGTAATGGTGGGTTTCATAGTCGGTTTCTATCTTGGAGAGTTCTAACTTGATTTGTCTTACGTATTTTGTGAGACCTGGATCCGGTGTCGCCAGCACGTTCATGAACGGCGTTGTCTTGATTCCATCGAAAAATCCCCTTCTTGTCGCTACCGTCGAAAATGGATCGAATCCCATTGTTCTCTATTATACCACGATAATTGATTTATACTCATTATCCAGCGTCACTATTTCCAGGGTCACCGAGAAGAATAGGCCATTGAGGTTGTAGGCCCTGGACACTGTTTCCGAAACCACCTGAGATAGGTTTATGGTCAGGGTGGAAATGTCCATCAGCTGAGGTTTTAGGCGTCTTTTCAGTGTGAAATCTGTTTTATAATAGGCAACCTCGTCTTCCTCACTTACATAGACCTGTCCCAGCCTTCTGGTTCCGTCCTCGTATTCGATCTCGTCCAGCGAAATGTCCACGTAGATCTGTCGCGTGATATTGATTCTATTGACTCCGAAGACGAAGAAGTAGTCGCTGGAAAAGAAGGTCAAGGGAAAGATAAGGAGAGAATCGTAATAGGACACCAGAAGATTATTGATGTAGTCGTTATTTGCAAGGCGGTCTTGTATGTAGCGGAGGGACGTCTCGTAGAATGCGGGGATTCTATCGCTCCGGGTGGTGGTAATGTCGACGACTACCCTATCCTGACCGAAACCGAGGACGTCTCCGCAGTTATTGGGGGTGGTGTCGAAGGGAAGTTCCACCCTATTAAGGTTCCTGCTCACCATCATGATGGCCTTTCGGGACATGGAGTCGACGATGACGTTGATGAAGGATTCGTCCACCACCGGAGCGTTAACGGAATCGTAGAGGTCGAATTTGGTTTCGGGGCTATTCATGAATTCTCTGATGTGTCTATTGATCTCTATCATCATGTCGATGATATTTGCGTACTCGCCGGTGGTAAGGGTGACGACGGCGTCGGATCGCCCCAGGTCCGATACGATGGAAAAGGGGAACTTGTTATTGGATTCGTCAATTCTGTAATGCGATAGGGGGATGACGGCGGCCGACAATTCCACCGACTCCACATTCTTTAGTTCCTTGGCCAGCACGTGGGGTGTAGAATTGGTAGAACCATTGATTATAACAGAGTGGTAGTTTCTGACAAGGTTGTTTTTGGTGAGGTAGTGATCTGACATTCCGGACGCTCTAAACATTTTTGTCTATAGTTAATAGAGATATATAAATGTCCGTTCCCAGTGCAAACATTTCTGATGCCAACATAAGAGATCTAAATGAGCTCTACAAGAATGTCATCCTCTACCGGGAGAGTGTCAGAATGAGCGACTCCGACTCCATGAGTCTGTTTTCCGGTGCCAGTGGAACCACCATGGACAGTTCCATAGGGGAGATCGTCAATAACGCCGTGACCTACGAGGACGTTATCTCCGCAAAACTTAGAATTCAAAACGACATGACCGAGGCAAAGCGACTCGTCGAACTCGTCGAGAGGAGACTGAATAACGTTGCCCCTGAAATAGAATAAATAGTATCTTATATTAACTATGAATGGAATTGGCCCCCTAAAAAAGGGCGACCTCGCCGTGCACGGCTATAAGGGAGTCGCCAAGATGACCGAGCTCGCTCGCCACCGGGCCCTGATGCGGGTGATCCGTTCGGGAGAACCACCACTCTCCCTTTTCAGGAAGCTCACCGCTGTCATGGTCTACACCAGGAAGACGTCCCCAAAGTCATCGAAGGCCTTTGACCAGGATAGGAAGTGGCTCTCCAAGAAGTTTAAACTTCAATGAACTTGTTGTTGACGTATTCCCTAAGGTAGTCGTCGTCGTAGATATCACTCAGGGCCTGCGTGAGGTTCTTGAGTGTGTTGAAGTTGTAGGACTCATTTGGGTAGAAACCAGTGGGTTCCAATAACATTTCGTGAAGTTTCGGACTATCACCAATCTTCACGAAAAATGTAGGGATAATCTCATTCTCGTAAATATCCATATAGTCGTCAAATAGTTCCTGATCGAGTCCTGGATACCATTCCCATACCTCTATGTCCTCTTCCACCATCTTGGAGACTTTGTCGGTGAGTCTGTTGTAGGAACGCTCGTAGTGATAATTTATAAGGTCCAGGAATTCCTTTTTCAGGTCTATTACCAATTCCCTGGTCCATTCGAACTCTACGTCATCAAACTTAAAACCCAGAGTGCAGTCCCTCGGTTTTAAATCCATTAAGCAGGCCTTCTTGAAGATGTGCTGTGCGATATCAATGGGAAGCGTGTTCATGGCTAAAGACGATACTTAACTTCTGGAGCCACAATGGACTTCTTCTTAGTCCTGAATGTCTTTTTCAGTTTTGAGTAATTTCGTCCGTGCATGATATATGTAATGGGCTTTCCAGGTAATTTTTTATCGTAGTCCAGCTCCACCTTCATTCTGTGATAGGACGTATCTCCGGCACCCCTTTTCAGCGTGGAATCTTCAAAACTAAATCCAGAATTGACGTAGGCCAGCGCAATACCCCTCGAAACGTTCCTCCTCGTCTTAATTGGAAACGATATAGCATAACCAAAATCTATGAGATAAATTTTATATCCCTTATTTTTATTTAGCATCTTATAGCCAATATTATCCATTTTCAGATCGCTATGGACAACATTAAGTTCGTGCATTTTCACGACCTTGGCTCTTATCTGTTTTTCTATGCTCCTTTCATCTTCCTTTGATAATTCCTTTGTCGCGAATAGTTCGTAAAGGTCTCCGTCTAGGCGTTCCATTATCATGTAACTTAATTCACTTCCCTGGAGAAATCCCATCTTGTACACTTTGGGTCCCACGCAATTTTTCCCCAGGTACATGGCGATTGTCATTTCCCTAGTCCCCTTTTCAGCTCCTCCGGCCGACCTAAAAATCTTGACAACCTTTTCCGGACTCAGTCTGAATACTAGGCCGAAAACGCTCGGCGAGCCTATGGGTCTGGAGGGAAGTCTACTTTTAAATTGTTTTTTCCAGAGTGCCCTAATCTCTGGAATTCGCTGTTCCATAACCTTACAATTAACGTAGGAAAAAAACAGCAATCATCGCAATGGAAATGACCGGTCGGATAATGCTGGACAGGTCTGCCTCGGCGAAGGGAATGTCATCGACCAGGTCGCTCGCGTTGAAGTCGTCCGACAACATACTGGCGTTGGTGAAGAAGTCGGTGGAGGTTGTGACGTTCTCCAGGAGAAGTCTATAAATCATTTTATATATAAGAATGATTTTAATTCTTTAATATTTGAACAAATCCAGGTCTGCCATTGGTCTATTTCTATTTTCTATGGGTTTTAGAACCGTATCTATGTAGAACTTTGCCATGAGATATGCGTCTGCCATATCGTGAAGTCTCCCCTTTCCGGACATCCCCGCCAGTTTGACCACCTCCAATTTTCTATTATCGTAGTCGAGGTGATTGATCTGAAGGAACACGTGCATGGAGTTTGGCGAGATTAGGACGGACTTCTTCCTAAATTTTGAATAGAGAAGTGATTCCACGGCGACCAGTCCACCGGGAGGCTGTCTCTCGATGAGGATCGTGTCCGCCCGGTCGAATACGTCTCTGTGTCTCTGAACCACGTGATCTATATAATCTACTATGTGCGATGTATGTTCGAGTTCGCACGCGTGATCGCAGCAGTATTCTGTTATATCTATCCTCTCGCAAAATTCGCGTGTAATTTCTCCCTGTGAGTAGTCCACGAGAACCAGCGCCAAATTTCTGTATCCCACATCAATTCCTAGTAGTTTCATTGTTCTAACGTTCGCAATCATAATTTTGAATTATAGATTATCGCATCCCTTCCTTCTCCCAGCGGTAGCCTCAATTCCCTGGTGCTACCGGTGACCATTCTATCGCAATATTCCATGTAATAGGCGAATGGATTCATAAATAGAAATGCCCTCATGATGGGTGGAATCTTTTGCTTGTAGGCATCCCATTCCCTGTGATAGGCCTCTGCATTTTCCACCCACTGATCTGGATTAACCGTGTTCGTATAGACATCCCTCCTCGTATTAATCTTGTGGAAGAGTTCCCAAGCTCTATCCATTTCCTAAAAATAACTATGTTTATATGTTTAAAAAGGAAATTATAGATAATGATAAATGAATCCTACTATCAACCTATGCATTCCTGGAAATACCTTTGCCCGCGAGATCATGATGGACATCATTCGCTTTCTCTTCGAGGCCAAGCAGGAGGGATGGGAGATTATTCTATCAACGGACTATGATCCTAATGTCTATTACGTCCGCAATAAGCTCCTCGGCGGTGATGTAACCAGGGGACCTAATCAGAAGCCCTACGACGGTAAATTGGAATTTGATTTCACCCTCTGGATCGATTCGGACGTCCGCTTCAACTTCGAGATGGTCAAGCGTCTGGTAAGTCACGACAAGGACATGGTATGCGGTCTCTACCGAATGAAGGACCTAAAGAATTTCACGGTCGTTCCCAAGATGGACGACGAATATTTCATCCGAAACGGAACTTACCAGTTTTTAACGGTAGACGATTTGAAGACTATTCACGACGAATCCAATGGCCTTCCTCCTGATCCCTTCAAGATTGACTACACTGGCTTGGGACTCTGTCTGATCAGGAAGACTGTATTGGATTCCCTCGAGTATCCCTGGTTCCGCCCCATCTGGAAGACCATTGGAAATATGAAGGAATTTACCAGCGAGGACGTCGGTTTCTGCATGCAGGTTAGGAAGGCAGGTTTCGATATTTACTGCGACCCCTCCGTTGTCGGTCAGCACATGAAGCTCATTGGTATTTAAAGATTTGAATGGATAGTTAATGAGTAAAAGAATGGACATCAATAAGGAGATAGTTAATTTACAGACTAAAGCCACCGACAACATGAAGCGCTACGCGGACGACCGGATTCAACTCGCGCTACGCGCCCTACGCGACGATAACCCGAGTCTTCTGATGGATGACATGATACAGTCTCTTTCTCGTCGAGACATACTCTATGGCTGTATTCACGAGCGGTGTTCCAGGCCCGCGACGCTGAGAGGATACTGTGAAAATCATTCCAAGAAGACACCCTACGAAATGGTATCTGGTGATGGTGTTCGCAAAAACATGTTTTCATTTTAAAGATAATATTACAAATTAGTTTAATATGGAAACAAAGAAGAAGTTATTACTGAAAAGTTTGGATCGTTTTTACGAGGATCCCAAAAATTGTCAGAAATTGCTTGATATAACTGGTCGTAGGGTTGAGGGTTTATCTCTTAGAACCATAGAGTGGTACGTGACCAACTTCTCAAAAAAGCATAACGTGAATTATACCAGGGAAGTATCTGGAAAGGTATTTGCCGTTCATATTGAGTATAAATCCACGTTGGAGGGGTACAGTAAGAAGCTATTCGATCCCTTTTGTAGGACGGATAGAATTGATTACACTGTGGGAAATGTTTCCATTAAGACCACCATAGGTCAGCTCAACTTCATCCGCTGGTGTATCCAGAATAATATAGTGGAGCACATGCTAGATGAGGTGGACAACTATACGCTACGAAAGAAAAATCCCGTCAAGTAATAAATGAAGGGAGAGAGTGGTATTATAATAGACAAGTGTGCAACGTTGTGTAAGGAGTCTTACAGGACCGAAACCATGCAGGGAAATGATTTCCAATATGTTTTCAGCAGGGAGACCGGCCTGGACTGTTTCATTGGGTCTTCTGACGACACAACCTGGGTCGTGTTTAGGGGAACCGAGACGGATAAGCTCAACGACGTATGCACCGACGCCATAACATTCAGGGTGAAGACTCCATTCCTTCCTGAGGAGTGCAAGGTTCACGCAGGATTTCTAACTCAATACATGAGCGGAAGGTCCATCATCATCGACACCATCAGGTTCATGAAAAACCCCAAGGTGGTATGCACCGGACATTCCCTCGGCGGAGCCCTGGCCACCCTGTGTGCCATCGACGTCGAGCAGACCTTGGAGGGTGACATCGAGACCTTCTGTGTAACCTTCGGTTCCCCCAGGGTGGGTGGGAAGCACTTTTGTAGACTCTTCGACGCCGTTATCGATAATAGCTTCCGCTTCGTCGACGTCAATGATCCTATTCCTCGGGTTCCTTTTCGTGCATGGGGTTTCAAACACGTAAAGGGTTGTTTTGTATGCGATGAAGATGGTTTTCACCCAGATATTAATCGGGTAGAATCATCCTCGTGCGCCTGCATTTCCGTAAGAGATCACGGTATTGAACTATATGAGAAATCAGTTTCATTTACTCCTCTTCCTCATCATATTCCTCCTCCTCGTACTCCTCATCCTCGTACTCCTCATCCTCATACTCCTCAAGATCCATGAACTTCTCTGAGGGAGTCATAACCTGAAGGACGGTCATAATGAAGAAGGAGATGGCAACAATGGACGCCCACATGTTGCAGTTACCCGCCGTCAAGCAGTTGACGTTGTACACTGAGAGGGCACCGGAAAGGACGAGAATGAGGGCATCAATCCACCTCATCTTGTAAGCAGCCACCAGAGTGGGCATAGCAGCCGCCGCGGCCACAATCATTGCCTGAACAGAAAGACGAGTATTCATATTTACTAATGTATTATATTATTTTTTCATCTTCTTGACTATCCCCCATTCAATACATTCCTCTGCTGAAAAATAAATATCCCTTTTGAATAATTTTTTGAGAATTTCGTCGGTAAGCTTGGTGTCTTCCTTGTAGATTCGTTTCATGGTTCCCATAAGGGCATCACAATTTTTCAACTCGTCCTTCATATCGTGATATTTACCTATGGTTCCTGAACTAAGTTGATGAATTAGGATGTGGGCATTTTTCATGATCTTCCTTTTCTTTGAACCCAGTAGTACCAGTGTCGCTGCACTTGCACAGAATCCGTCTGCTACCGTGACGATCTTTGACTTGGAGTTCCTGATGTGGTCCATTGCACTCACACCTGCAAATAGATCGCCACCTCCACTCCTGATATAAATGGTTATAGTGTTTTTGGTTTTGAGTTCTAGCTTTTTCAACATGATGATCATCTTGTGCATCCCCTCTGGGGTAATGTCTCCGGAATAGAATATATCATTGCCAACCATGTCGAGGTTGAATCCATCTCCCTCATCCTCGTCATCGTCTTCCTCTTCCTCCTGATTCCTGTGCTTGTAAAGGAGCTTCATTCTACAAATATTTGTTCCCTTTCCTTTAATAATTTTTTGATTTCCTTCAAGTTAATGGTCTTTCCTAGACTCACCTGGTTTATAAAGTGGATTCCCTTGGAGTGGGTGCAATACTCCTGAATGAGTTTTGGTTGTTCCCGAAGGGCCTGTAAGGTATCGGGGTCCGAATATTTCCAGTGAAAGGATAGGGACTTTTTGAGGCGGGTATTGAAGTCCTTGGTCCACGCGGTGGCCGATTTCATCTTCTTGTGTGGAATGCGATTCCTTATGATGAAGGAGGGGTATATGATCGCGACTATATTGAAAATATCATAGACACTCTGTTTATTCTGACTGGCGTAGACGGCGTTGTCTAGGATGTCCCCCTGTGATATCAATTCGCATATGGAGTGCATTTCATCCATAGTTATTCCCTTGGTGCTGGGGTAATTCTCCTGTATGATTCCCATCCTATTCCCCGGCTCGTCAATGTTCATCCGGATGAAGGTATCGAAATCGTACTGCCCCTTATCGGTCACGAGCTTCTCCATGAAGGTCCTCGTGTTCTCGAAAAACGAATCCCTCTCGTGCACCGTGTCGGAGACGGTCTCCTTAATACCGGTGTTTATCCTGACCCCCTTCAAGGCACATTCCGAGTGCGAACAAGGGACGAATATCCTTATTCCATTCATGGATACGTGATTTTCCTTGATCCACTTCCATCCCGGGAGTTCATTTTTGAGCATGGCGCATTCGTCCAGGACGACGTCTATCTTTCCGTGCCTTATGAAATCGAAGAAGGACGAGGTGGAATTCATGGAGCGAAGGGTATCCGTCCCTATGTAGATGGCACTGGAACCCAACTCCTTGGAAATCATCGAGGAGGACCACCCGCTGACGACATTGATCTGACAGGGCGCCGCCTTGCCCAATAAATTCTCTTTCCTTGATTTAATAAACTTGTGCATGGCCAAGGATAACGTGGAAGATGATTTGACTAATCAAGTGGTCGATATGTTCTTAAATAATCCAAGCGTCAATATGAAACTGTGGAGACCACTAAGATTACATTTAGTTTATTATTTAACCTGCACCGCAATCATCCATCTCATAACGATAGCAATCCTTATAGTTATCCTCATGAAACTTGTCAGGGGAGTGAAATATACGGGGGCGTGAAATCCTTATAAAAGGTTTGTTATATTACTATAAAATGGACGTTTACGATTTCAATAATGATGGTGGCGGTGGAACTCCCCTTAAATATAATCCAGCCGTGGAGGAGCCCAAGGTTCCTCGCCAGGAAAGGAATTCAGACCGAGACTCTGGGTATAATGGTCAGAGGAACATTATCGAGCAGAAAAATAATGAAATCAAAGAACAAGGAACAGGACCAATGATGTCGAGCATGAGCTTCTCGACACCCATCGAAGAACTGGATTACTCGGGAGGGATGGAGAACGAACACATGGCACCGGTGGATAGTGGCGCCGGGGTCTATCAGTCTCAGCAGCAGGTCGTCAAGAAGAAGCGACGCGACGTAGACTCGGACTCCGAAACGGACTCGGACGACGAATCTATTCCGGATCGCCGTCGTCGTCGCCATAGGCGCGGTGGCAACCCCTTGGGGATAACCAACGAGCAGTACGAGGCGGTCCTTCTGGTCCTTATCGTATCGGTTATCTTCTACCCCGACGTTCAGGCCAAGCTGGCCAGTCAGATCCCCCAGTTTATGAATAGCGATGGGTCGCGGTCAATGGTGGGCCTCTTCGTCAGCGGTCTTCTGGTCGCCATGTTCGTGTGGATCGCCAGGCACTTTCTCATCAAGGCGCGTTAGAAATTTAAAAATTTACTGTACGTCATAATTGTAAGCGTTTGCTTACATATTCCCCTGGAACATGAGTGGTTTATGTGATCGGCTGTTAACCGATAAATCTGAGTTCGAGTCTCAGCGGGGGAGATGCTCTTCATCGTCTAAAGGTAGGGCCCTTGATTGTAGTCCAAGTGATGGCTGTTCAATTCAGCCTGAAGAGATGGCTCTCGTGGTATAATGGCTATTATTCATCTCTAGTAAAGATGCGATCCGCGTTCGATTCGCGGCGAGAGCAGTGGGAATCCCATTTCCTTAGAATGATATAATTTATATTGTTTTAACGAAATTTTTGTGCCATTCGTATAATTCTGTTTTTTTCCACGGTCTTGACCCTCTTAATTATCCTAGCACGTTTTCTGCTAATATTTTTTATTAGTGTAGTCTTTTTATTGATTTCCTTCAGGAGTGGCATGATTCTCCTTTTCCCCTCGGCTTCGGATATGACTCCACTATTACTATATTTTGCTAACTGACGTATATCTTTACGAATCGTGGAAATTCTTGATGTTAGAGTACTGCACGCATTCATCAGCGAAGAAATTTGATTTTTTTCGGTATTTCTTAGATTTTTAAAACTATTTGCATAGTCTTTCATTATAATATTAGAGAAATATTTTTACATTGCGTTAATAAGATGAGTGGCTATGGCTACTCAGTCTGGCTAGTTCCCTTAAGTTACAGAGTATTTCAAAGGGGGTGGGGTATCAGGCACGTACCGCACGTGACTCTGAGCACGAATCACGTCAAAATCCCTTCATTGACCAATAGGGGACAGTGTTATGACGTAAAGAATTTTGGACCTTTGACAATGATTCCAAGTCAGTACCAAAGAGATCCCCTTAACGCATGCGGATGGTTCTGCGACATCGTTGGCTACGAGATGAAACTGGACCACCTCCCTCACATGACCTTCATGTATTCGAAGACGCCCTTCACCGTGCTCCCCATGGTCAATAAGGAACCCCTCCACGACACCATCGCGCAGATCCTAATTGCCGACACGCGTTCGATCGATCCCCACGATTGGTACATAATGAATTAAAGAAAACGGTCTTATAACATACTAAATGAACTTTATTCCCCTCCTCCGACACGGCGACTTCCACGACTTCATCGAGAACACCAACCGGGTTCTCAACGAGATCCCCCTGGTAGAGAAGAACTTCATTGAGAAGCTGACGGACCGTTTCATCTACAAGCATGCCAAGGTAATAGACGACGGGCGTTTCGAGATCGTCGTGCACCTTCCGGGAGTGGGAAAGGACAATATCAGAATCGAGATCGACGACGGAAAGCGGGAGGTGGTCGTGGTGGATAGGGCCACCTTCGTGGTTCCGGATGCCTATTCGCTGGAAGTTGAGGATATCGAGAAGACCTACATCGATGGCGTTCTCCGCATCCTGATTTCCCGGAAGAAGCGCGAGGCTGCCGTCCGGAGGAAGATTATTGGATTTTAAATGAACATGAGTCCTCCCAGTCCTCCCATGCATCGGAACACATTGAGGGTGGTCGCGTAGAGCCTCGCCTTCCTGGTGAAGTTTGCCGGGGTCAATTTTAGTTCGAATACCTGACTGGCCACCCTGCTCATGTTGATGGTTCCAGAGGGATAGGGTCCATCCCCTTGGCCGATATTATACACATTCGTCTTATAGGAAGGTGTCTGTGTATAGTGTTTATAAGGTTCAATTGTCCTCATATTGATTTTATTCAGATCAAATAGCATTTGTCCATTTAGAAACATCTTCCATTGTTCCACCTGGTCGTTGGAGAAGCTAGAGTAGAGATCGGAATTCCTTGACGAGTAATCAAAGGGTCCAAAGGTTCCCGTGTCGTTCTGGACCACTAGTAGAAATTCCTTGATGGGGTTATCAAATTTAGTGGCGAAGCGAAGTTGATTGAGGTTACCCAGTACCAGAGGAGCAACCTGTACCTGGTGGACGATGTAGTTGAGGGGTCTATCGGTGAACATCTTCTTATGGTTTCCATCGAGGTAGATGGCCTGCACGATAAGGTCCAGCTGTGGCGTGACCGGCGGGGTGACGAATTCCGACGAATTTCTCATGGTTAGTTTTATCTGCACTGGATGTCGTTTGAGGGCGACGAGGGGGAAGGAATCCCTGTATCCCTTCCCGAAGAATGGAATCTCCACGTAGGCCGTGGTAGCCGTCACCGCCGTTCCGTAGCTCCTCGGCGTGGCATTCCTCCTAAGAATGTTCTCGTAGTTCTTCCTGGTTCTTTGTGAATCTTTGAGGTCCGACGTGATCGCCAGGTACTCTCCACTCAGACTAATGATGGTCTGTCCTCCCACCAGCAGGCTAACGTTATCGATATAGGCGTGTCCGGTATCCTGCGGGAGTTCGACTTCATCGGTGTAGCTGAATTTTATATAGAAACCCGTTATGATGTCACAGGTGTCTCCTCCCAGCGTGCACAGGGTCGTCTGTCCAAAATCACATCCGGTATCGAAGGCCAGACGGAGAACTTCCGATTTATAGGTGGCCCTTGACGTAAAAACCTTTTGATAATAAGATATATCTGGGTTCCCGGTAAGAATTGTATCTTGAAATCCAGTTGTGGCTAATTGCATCCTACTAAGATGTGTTAAAAAAAGAATGAAGAAAATCCGTGGAAGTAATAGGAACAATGAATGTTCAGTTGAAAAAATTTAACCCCGCATCAATGGCGGACGACAAGGTATGCGTCTTCATAGGAAAGAGAGGAACCGGGAAATCCACCCTGGTGACGGACATCCTATACCACAAGCGCCAGCTCCCAGCCGGTGTGGTTATGTCTGCCACCGAGGAGGGAAATCACTGGTATCAGCAATTCATCCCGGATCTATTCATCTATGGAGAATATGATAAGGACATCATCGAGAGGGTCATAGAACGACAGAGGAAGATGGTCAATATGAAGCCTCCTCCGGGGAAGAAGGAATTTACGTCCAGGGAAGTGGGTGCATTCATTCTCATGGACGACTGCATGTACGATAAGAAATTTCTCAAAGACACGTGCATCCGACAGTGCTTCATGAACGGACGGCACTGGAAGATATTCTTCATGCTCACGATGCAGTACTGCATGGATCTCAGTCCCGACCTAAGGGCCAACGTGGACTACGTATTCGTCGCCAGGGAGAATGTCATCCAGAATAGGGAAAAGCTATACAAATCATTCTTCGGCATCTTCCCCAACTTCGACATGTTCAATCAGGTCATGAATGCGTGCACGGAAAATTACGAGGTGCTGGTCCTGGACAACACCAGCAAGTCCAATCGGATAGAAGACTGCGTATTCTGGTACAAGGCCAAGATACACAAGAATTTCAGAGTGGGTTCACAGCAGTTCTGGAATCTTCACCAGAAGACCTATTCCAGTGGAGGGAAGAAAACATTGAAGAACGACCCAAACGAAGTAAAAAGGAATAAACAGTCCCAGAGCCTCAAAGTCAAAAAGTTGAAATAATCATTCAGGACCGATTATTGCACTGCATTGGGATACAAAAATGAGCGACATAGAGACTAAGGCCGTTTCCCTTTTAGTAGATGCCCTGAATTCCGTGGCTGTTTCCAAGAACGATAATGTGAATAACGCTCTCGCAGACCGCCTTTCCAAGGGAGCCAAGAACTGGGCGATCAGGAAGATGAACATCAACAATTACTGTTCCAACACTTACCATCTTAAATCCATAATCAAGCCTTCGTCAAAGCAGTGGAAGGAATACGTGGCCAAGCTTCCCTACCAGTTCGACAAAAACCTGGTCAAGAAATCTACACCCCTCCTCAATCTCCAAGAGGGGTTTCTGGACATTCGCAATAGAATGAAGTATCGCCAGGGGGAGAGTGCATCAAGGACCGAGGAGGTATTCACCCGCCACTCGCCCCTCGTCCTGGCGAGGAAGAGGAATCTGCTCGATAAACTCAAGGAAGACTATTCGCGGGTTCGCAACGACATCGATGACATGTACAAGGAGTACAATGCCTACAACGCGATGCTGAACCCCCCAAGGATTCACGAGGTCAATATCTACCTCAGTCCGGGAAAGCCCCTCCCTCCTCAAGGACCGCCCTCGGAGGACGCCATCCTCTTGAAGATGCGAGAGAGGATTCGCAAGGGAGAGCGCCTCTTGGAGCGAATCGCCGGCGTAAAGACCGAGGTGCTGGCGTCGCTGGTGAATATGGAGAGGGAGAACTACCTCAGCAAGGTCGATCCCACCAGGAGGGACATTTTCAAGAAGGAGTTTGCCTCGGGGGACGACGCCATCAGGGCCAATGCCATAACCTCTTCCATCTCCGAGAAGTTTTCCGACTTCACCATCAAGATTCCCTCGGCGGTCAAGACGAATCCATCACCCTTGGAGTATTCTTCCAGGGCCAATTGGAAGAATCCTTCCTTTTCCAAGTATTACACGGCGAGGATAAGGAATCTCATCTACGCCATCAAGAACAACGATCGTTCCCTCTTTCTTGATAGACTGAAAAAGGGCGAATTGAAAATATCCAAAATTCCTGATTATGAGATTTGGGATATTTGGTACAAGGAACCCAAGCCAGAAGATCCTCTGCCTCCCAGGGCCGAGGACATGCCAGATGGGATGTTCAAGTGCAAGAAGTGCAAATCATACAAGACCACCTACGTGGAGAAACAGACCCGTTCGGCCGACGAGCCCATGACCATCTTCATCACGTGTATGTTGTGTGGAAATGTCACAAAGATCTAAGACCGATGATGTCCATCTTTTTGAGAAGGTCATTCTCCTCGGACTTAGAAGGGTAGGGTTCGTGGGTTCCATATTTCATTTGATTTCCTATCTTCTCCACGTCCATCCTGCTCAGGGTCACTGACCCCAAAATATAGTCCTCGAAGGCTTCCACGACCGCGGGAACCAGTGGCTTTATCAGATCGTACATTGCATTCGCATACAACTGAATCTCCGGCTGGGCGTGACTGTCCATCCTGAGACGCAGGTAGTGAAGGAGGTTGTGAAGATTTATCTTCCAATAGAATTCCGTATAGGTAGAAAGTGGAAGATGCTCCCTGGCTGTCTCCCTGGCGACTCCCTCATCGAGAAGTTTATTATAGATGTCAAAGGCATATTCGCACGAAGACTTTTGATCTCTCATGAGCACCATGGCTTCCCGACTGGTTAGTACCCCCTCGGACCCCTGACGATTCACGCTGGACTGACTCCTAAATTCCGAGGGAGTGTGAAATTCGTCCGGAAGCTGTGAATAACGTCCGGAAATCTCGTTGATGCTGGCGGTCCGGTGCCTCATATGTTGCCTCGCCAGGAAGATGGGCATCTTGATGTGAAATTTAAACTCCACCATCTCGAAGGGAGTCGTGTGGGCATGGCGCAGTAGGTAGCGTATCAGTCCTCGATCGCTATTGACGCTGGTGGTGCCTTCTCCATACGAAACTCGGGCAGCTTGAACGATCGACCTATCA